GTCAGGATGAAGGGTTCTGGTGATACACTTCTTGTTTGGCGCGTCTATCACATGATCGTGAAATCCATGTAAATAGACGTTTTTTATCTGTCCATTCTCGTTCATGTCAAAAGGTAAGATACAGATTGAATCATTTAGGGAGACAGCTCTCTTAAAATTGCCTTTTTCTCCCTTGAAGCTGATTACTTTGTACTTTTCGTCTGTGTAATCTTCGTTCCTTATGACGTGTTCTTTATTCATGGATCTCCTTAAAGTTTATTTCACCGGATCTTTGAGTAGAGGCTGGTGTCTCAAACATTTTGGTGATAGAGTCTTTGACTACTTTTTTATTTATCACCCTAAAGACATAATCGGTCAACTCATCCATGAATTTATCTTTGTCCTTAGCATTTGAGTGTAACATAGCTAGGAAAGCTTGGTCTGGAAGCTTTACTGTTACTCCGAGATGTATATCTCTATCGCTAGAATCAAACATCTCAAACATGCTGGCAACCTGAGGTCTAGGCGTAGGTTCAACGTGAGGTGCTCCTTGAGTCACAGAATCAGTTATTTGAGAGTTTACTGGTTGGACTCTAGGTTTAGGTTGAACTCTAGATGGGCCGGCAATTGCCTCAACTTCAGCCCTAGTCAAAGGCTGCATGTCTTCGGTTATCATGAATAGAGAACTGTTGAGTTGGTCAGTATCGATTGACGAACCGTCGTCAAAAACAGCAAAAAATCTGTTTCCTCTAGGTTCTATGTTTCTACACTTTACGGTCTTGCCTAAAAGCTCAGGTCTATTGGTCTTTACCCATTGAAACTGCTGGCCTTTAAAGTTCTCCATCAACTGGATAAGTCTTTCTTCGTTAAGCATGGTTTTTTTGTTTTTTTTAATTTTCGAATAGCTCATCCATGGTAGTGGCAGCTTTATTCTTTTCAATAGCTTTTTGAAAATCATCGTCTAGGAATTTTTCAGAGCCTCCTTCAGGAGTCTGGCCCAATGCAAATGTAGTGACTTGAACTGGAGAAACTTGACGATTTAGGACTTCAGCTGCCCGTTCTTCGCTCTTTAGGCTCTCTAGTTTTTTTCTGATGTCTTTAACATGTTGAGGGGTCGGTTTGTTCTTACAAGCGTCTAATAGACCTTCCAACCAATTGGTAAATCTTTCGTGTGAATTCATGATTATTTGTTTTTTGAGTTTTTGATTTGTTTAATTTCTCCCTGTGTCTTGATCCTTTCGTCATATAGCCGAGTCAATATCGTTCTAGCTACCGAATCTGAATCATTGGAAAAAGCGGTATTGTTTTTTGTGTGAATCTCTCCACCCTTTCTTTTTATCTCGTCAAGTTTACCTAAATAGGTGTCTGGAGAAATGTTGAACTGTATCTGGATGTTTGGATACATCGAAGAGAAGTCATAACAAGCAATCGCACCATAATAGCCGGGAACAGGGTCCTTAACGTATGCACCTTCGTAAGTAGCATCCAAGTCGTTTGTTTCTCCCCAAGGAAGCTTCATCATTCTTAGGTTCTTGTTTAGGAATTCCCTACACATCAACACCTCAGCGATGTAAACTGGACTAAATACTTTGTTTACTTCTATTTGTGCGACGTTTGCCATCGAAAAGGCAACATCTAGGATCGAAAGCTTGTCTTCTATTAGTTTTACTAAGATGACGTCTATCACGTTATACATCGTGAACAGGTACGTGTCTTTTTGAAACTCCATGAAGGAACCGTACTGATGTTTCAACTTAGCAGTACCTAAAACTAGTCCAGATATGTAATCAAGCTTATAGTTTTCAACAACCTTAAATGGTTTTAGTTTTTCAAAGACTTGCATGTAGTCAAGAACGCCTAAGTGAGTCGGTATTCTTACTTTTGAGAACATAGTCTTAGTCGGCATCTCTTGAACAGGATCGATTTTGATGTTCTTAGCTCGATTCATCAAGTATTTCCAGTCAAAGTCGGTAACGTTCCATCCAGTTACAAAAGAAAGGTGAGGCATCACTTTGTGAAAGTAGAACTCCATCATTTCTTCTTCGGTCTTAAAGAACTTGTACTTTATCTTAAACTCTTGTTGAAAGAGCTTAGCGTCTTCTGGACGAAGCGGTTTGGTTTGTCTAAAATACTCGTTTACTTCTCGCTCCATCCTAGTTATCTCGTCTGGGCTCAAACCTTCTGGTTGGTCTTCTGAGTTTAGGATAGAAAGTATGTAAGTGACGTTATCTTCGTTACAAAAAGAGATGAGCCCGACTGGCATTCGAGCTTTTTCTGGTTCTGGAAAGGAATCGTCAATCAATTTGATCTCAATATCAAGATAAGTCTTTTTAGGAAAGTTATCGAAATTGTAGATTAGTTCTTGTTCTTCATGAGTTAGTTTTTCTTTAACTAATTCTTGTATTCTAAACTGATTGACATATTGGCCTTGAGTAGAGCTCTTTTTTATGAATTTGTTATTCCAGTTTCTAGTAGTAGTCGGTGATGTTGATTCTACCCAATTAAATACTTCGTGATCTACTAATCTTTTCTTGATAAAGTCGATCTTACCTTTCTCGTTGTAATACGAGATCATTAATTGGTTGTCGTGAGTGACTTCAGAGCCTACTATCATACTTTTGGTTTAAAGAGTTCGTTAATATGTCCACATTTTGCACAAGCCATAACAGGAATTGGGACGATTGAGTCTTGATTAGAGCCTGTCATGAATTTTGATACTTTTTTAATCATCAACTTTTCCTCAAATGTTGTGTTTTGACATTCTTCGCACTCCAGATAAGGTACCTCAGCAAGGTTGATGTTGAGTTGGGGATTTTGTTCCATTATTGTTTTACTTATTTTTAGTAACCGCGGTTTTGGCGGTCTCGATTTTCTTTGTTTTTTGACATATACATGTTGTACATCTCTTGAGGAGTCATTCCTATAGAAATAGCGTAGTTCATGAAGAAATGCAACATGTCAATGACTTCAAACTTGGCTTCAAGCTGATCGCTCTTAGAAAGGTCTGAAAACTTCATGCTTTCGTACTTTGAGTGGTCTTTCTTCCAATACTTCCAAATAGCATTTCCTCCACCGTCTTTTATTCCACCAAGAGCATCAGTTGCTTCGTGAATTTCGTCTATCATTGCATGAGTGTTTGCATGCCAAAAAGACATTACTTCTCTAAGAGTCATTTTTGAGAAATCAAAGCCGTAAACGTCTTCTTGAGTTTCCTTTTGAAGGGTCATTATGTCCCCTAAAGTATCTTCGCCCGGTTCGGCTCGATCAGACCACAGATCTTCTATCTGCAAGTCAGCACACTGGTTGTCTGTATTTGCCATTCTATCCTATTTGATATATTATACTGCCAAATCGATTAAGGATCTAGTAAATTTAGCGCTTTTTAAAATTTATCTGTGCCTGAATAGATAAATAATTAAAAATATTTTAGAAGAAATGGCAGAACCAAGAGTAAACTTAAATAACTACAAATCGAGTGGTGTCTATACTATCGAAATAGACGCTAGCGAGAACGTAGTGTTGCCTCTTACCACAGGTAGACTTGTGGTTGGATCCAGTAAGGTAGGGCCTTTCAACACAGTAGTGTTAATTAACGATATTCGAACTCTTAAAGCAGTGTTCGGTGAAATCGACCCTAAGTTAGAAAAAGCAGGAAGCTACTTCCATAGAACCATTGAGGTTGCCTTGAGAGAAGGGCCTGTTTTTGCACTCAACGTGATGCCCCTAGACACTGACGAAGATCCTGCTCTAAACTTAGACCAGGCATACTATACTACATTTAACACTGAAGCTACTTCTAACAATAACCAGTCTCTGCCTGACCAGTGGCCAGCAGTAGAGTTCTTTAACCGAAGAAGGTTATGGTTCGCTAGCGAAGACGAGTTGAACAAAGCTAAGAACATTTCCTTAGGTGATGATTATATCAACAACCCTGGAGGATACGGCCAGACTACTGCTACTTCTAATAAGATTTTGTCTTTCGTTAACTTAGGAAATGCTAACCTTACTGTTTGGGTAAGAAGAGCAAGCATCACAGGATACGACGTTACTGCTAACGAGTGGTACAACACAGTTGGTGGTGGAAACTCTATTGATTTCCCTTCGTTTGTACACCCAGACGATTTCATTTCTGATTATTTCGTTGAAATTATCGTGATAAACGGAGACTGGTCAAACCACTTAAAGCTTGCAAAAGACCCAGTATACAGCCAATTCTTCACTGAAGCTGGTCTTAGGTCAGAAAAATCTGCTGACTTCTTTGCATTAAGAGAAATCAAAGTAATTAACAGAACAATTGGATGTTTAATTCCAGGATTTAGAGACCAATCCGGTAACACTGTTTCAATAGACACTCTAGTAAACAGAGTTTTTGCTAGCACAGGATTACTTTGTGCAATTGACTCTGAAAAACTGGACTTAGTCAACTTAGATACTACAGGTTTCGTAGACAATGACATGGAAACTCACAGAATTGACTTGATTGGTCATGGTTTTGATGAACTTGATTCACAAGATACTTACACAGCAGACGACGGGGGATACGACGTTACTGGTTCTCCATTAGACGTAGCTGATGCAACTCCTTTGATTGACTTGTTGAGCTATACTCGTCCAGCTGATTCTGAGTTGATCTTCTTAATCAGCAACAATCCTAGCGTAAATGTGTTAGACGAGGATGATTTCCTTGATGGATACAACGATACTCCTGGATCCAACCCAGTTGCATTAGGAGATACTTACTTAGTTACGCCTGCATCAGGCGACGAATACCTTGTAGCAATGGAAGGAAGTAAGCTGTATCAAGCATACGCTAAAGGTTTCTTGAGAAACGGAGACACTGTGGTAGATGGAATCAACAACTACTATGTTAAGATCACTGATAACTTAATTAGTGGAGGGCTTAACTACATTAAGGTTGCCACTTACCAAGACGTCAGTCTAATAAACCAAATAGACACTAATTACTATACTGGTCCAGACTCAGAAGATTACATCAAAGTTATCTTAGAAAACGGTGCAGACTTTAAGGAGACTTTTGACTTGACTGACGTAGGCTTCTTCACTAGTTACGATGTTCAACAGCCTAATCGAATTGTCTTAGGAATAAACACTACGAACACTGCAAACAAGGCAAAAATAGATGAGTTCATTAAGGTGAACAACTTTATTAAAGCTAAGGTTTCAGGATCAGTTCGACCACGACTATTGAAGATAATTTCAGTTTCTTCTACTGAAGAGTTGAGCCCGTATGCTTTGACTTACACAGTTACTACAATGGCACCAAGCGTAGACGATATCATTGGACTTGATGTAGATGGTAACGAATTGAAAGTCTACAAAGGAATTTACAACTTTGTCACTGAATTGAAAGGTCAAAACTTAGGTTCTTTCAAGCTAAGAGATGCTTCTCTTCCAAACGGAACAGCAGATCGTCAAGCAAACATCTTAAGCTACCTTTTCCAATACACTTCTATTCCGGAGGCATTAGCAAACGGTGAATTAGTAGACTTTAGATACGTTGTCGATTCTTATGAAGGAGAGATATCAAGCAACTCTAAATACTACTTGGCTAAAATTGCAGCAATGCATGGTCAAGCAATGGCATTGCTTAATGCACCTTCAATTAGACAGTTTGAAAAGTCAGTTATGCCGAGCTTTATCAATCCAGTTAGCAAATTGGTTTCGACTGAATACATCTCTACTGGTGGTAACTTGTCGTTGAACCCAGAATTCACATTCAAATTTGCAGAAGAGGACGTTAATGGAATTCCATTGTCTTCTTATGCTAACTATACTTTCCCTAACGTTATCGTTAGAAGCGGTTCTAGAAACATCTCAGTTCCGCCTGCAGCTTACATCTCTAACTTATACGTTAGAAAATTCAAGAATGGAACTCCTTTCTTGATCGTAGCTGGTGGAAAACGTGGAGCAATCACTGATCCTGAATTAGTAGGATTAGAATACGATTTGACTGATGCTGATAGGGATTACTTAGAGCCTGCAGGATTCAACTTAATCGTTAGAAGAAGAGGATTTGGTACTATCTTGTTCTCAAACAACACTGCATACCAAAGAATTAACTCTGCTCTTAATAACGCTCACGTTAGAGATAACTTATCTACTATCGAAAGAGATATCGAGAGAATCTTGTTTAACTTCTTGTTTGACTTCAACGACGAGATAACAAGATTGAGAGTTAGAACAATCGTTGAAAACTACCTAGATGCGGTAGTAAACGCTAGAGGAATTAGTTCTTATGAAGTTATTTTTGATACTTCAAACAACACTAACGAGGTGATCTCAGCAAACGCAGCGGTATTGGACATTAGAGTAGACTTCCCAAGAGGAATTCAAAAGTTCATCAACCGTATCACCATCACTAGAGTTGGAGGAACTTTGAGTTCAGATGCAACTGGATTCATCCCTAGCTTCTAAAAAAATTGATTTTATATGTTGTTAAAACTAGGAAGTAAAGGAGAAGACGTAGTTAAGTTACAAAAAAGACTAGGGGTAGACCCAGTCGGTAACTTTGGTCCAAAGACAGAAGCTGCAGTTAAAGAGTGGCAAAAAGCAAACGGCTTAAAAGACGATGGTGTCGTAGGTGATGCTACTTGGTCTAAGCTTTTTGGAGCAGTTACTGAAGCTGCTGCGCCAGCTGCACCTGTTGCACAAGCAGTAGTTTCTTCTGGAAAGATAGATTTAAGTAAACTTAAAGGCCATGTGCCGGACACAGTTCTTTCTCAGATTCCAGAAATAATTGAAAAGTTCAATTGTAATAATCCACTTAGGCTGGCTCATTTCTTAGCACAGTGCGGTCATGAGTCTGGAGGATTCAAAGCAGTCTCTGAGAACCTAAACTATTCAGCAGACGGTCTTAAAAAGATATTCCCTAAGTATTTTCCTGGCGACTTATCTAGTTCTTATGCTAGACAACCAGAAAAGATTGCGTCTAGGGTTTATGGAGGAAGAATGGGTAACGGTGATGAGACTACTAAAGAAGGATTTAAGTTTAGAGGTAGAGGATACATCCAATTGACTGGAAAGTCTAACTACACTAACTTCGCTAAGTTCATTGGAGAAGACACGGTTGCTAATCCTGATCTCGTAGCAACAAAGTATCCGCTCGCGTCTGCAGCGTTCTTTTTTGATTCAAATAAACTATGGTCTATTTGTGATAAAGGAGCAGACGATGCTACGGTAACTGCGGTTACTAAAAGAGTAAATGGAGGAACGATTGGTCTATCGGATCGACTTAAGCACTTTAAAGAATACTATAACTTGATAAAATAAAAAAAGGGAGCTAAACGCTCCCTTTTCTTTTTAGTTCGATTTTAGGCTATTCAAACTCATCTAAAGAAATGTCTTCAGGATCATCTAGGATCCCAATAATTTCGTTAGACATTATCACATAGTGTTTTTCGCCCTTGTAGTATAGCTCAGCACCAGCGTATCTATTGAAAAGAATCAAGTCACCAGGTTGTACTAACATTGGGTTGTTTACTGAACCTGCTCCACAAGCAACAACTGTACCGATGTTTGGTTTTTTGACTGCTTTTTCAGGAAGGAGAATTCCTTGAGAAGTTCTCGTTTCTTTTTCTTTAGGCTTTACTAAAACTCTTTCATATAAAGGTTTCATATTAACGATAGATTATTTTTTAAGTTGGTAAACTCCTTAGCATTGAAAGAAGTTGGGGAATATGTTTTGAAGAAGTCTTCTAGTGCGCTTCTGATCTCATCAGGGAATACTTTAGAAGACAGACGAGTTAACTTAATATTAAAGAGTAGGTGTTCCCTGATTTCATCTAGATTACCTGTTCCTTTAGACTTAGTAACTACTTGAATCTGTTCAGCGACCTCATCGATAAAGACTGAATCTAAAGAATCTAGGTTTTCCATTAGGTTGTCTCCAAACTTTTCAAAAAGGTTGATAATTAGCTTTTGAGACCTAGACGGAGTCAAGTTAGTTATCTTTGGGATGTTGTCTGACTTGTCACCTAAAAAGACTTTATTCAGAACCTCATTTACGAAATCTACTTTATGTTCAACGTATTCCTTGTTCTTAAGAGTAGATATTACTTTTTCTATGCTAGATCCACCTATGTGATTCATGTTTAGAGAGAAAAAGTTATCTTCTTCATCGTCAGCTTGAAGAGGAACTAAATTGGCTGGAACAAAGAGTCTTTTGTGTTTTGCCATCTGTTTTGGAACTATCAAAAGAACGTTCTTTTTTGGAGTCCCAGTAAGCTGTTTAAGATCCTGGTCAACTGAATAGATCAGAACATCGTCGTTTAGTATTTCACAAAGGTGAGCAATGATGTCATCGCCTTCGGTTCCTTTAAACCTATATTGATTGATGCCACACTTCTCGACGAGGTGTGGCATTATCGTTTGTTGAAAGTAATCAAAGAATAAGTATTGAAACTCGTCGTACTTTCTAGTTCCCTTGTATTTGAATTCCTGAGGAGCCGCTGATGTCTTAAAATCAGAGTCTTTAAAGAAGTCATTGGTGTAGTCCTTTCTCCAGCTGTTAGAATCGAACACTATGTGAATCTTTCCAGGAGTAGAGGACATCGACGCAATTAGAGAGTTTAGATAGGTAAAACAAAAGTTCCTAAACGAAAGTCTGACTGACTCTTTTAAACGGAAACCATCATTGAATAGATCTTCAACATAATAAACTTCACCGATTGACTTATCTTTAGACGTGACTGATTTGGTCACGCTAATTGCGACATTGATGAAGGCATTTCCGTCTATGATTAGGTGCATACTAGTTTTCTTCTTTTTGTTGTTCAGGTGAAGCTTTTCTCAATACTCTGATTGCAGATGCAAGAGCTTCGGCTTCAAGAAGACCATATGCTCCTTTCTTCTGAGCGTGGTTAGCAGATGCGACAAGTATGTAAACTGCCTGATCGGGAGTAAGGTTATGTATGAAGTTCTCATACGCTTTCTCGTCCTTATAGCCGATTATTCCAAACAGAATGTTGTTGGGATCTACTTGAGGTTGGCTTTGCTCTGCATTAGCCTCCTCTGTTTTTTGTACTTCAGTTTGTGCTTCTTCCATGACTTTTATAGATTTTTGAATAATGAATCGTATTCATCGTCCTCGGAATTAGAAGAAGCTTCAAAGATAGATTCTTCTTTAGCCGGTGCTGCGGTTTTCTCAGAAGAGAAGATTAGGTCTTCTGAAGAGTCTTTGGCTGGATTTGAAGGAGCAGAACTCATTGATGACCTAGAACCTGACATTCTAGCTCTCAATAACTCGTTCATTTTGGTGTCCTTACTTCTTTCCAAAACCATTTGAATGATTTCCTTTTGAGGAATAGCTGCTAAGATAGCTTCTGCTACTCTTTCAAAGTCTTCTTCTCTCCAGTCTTGGTGTAAGTAATCGTCTAGTTTTGGAGTGTTCTTAGTTAAGAACTCGTTGACTAGTTTTACTGACTTTTCGCTGTTTTCAACGATCACTTGAGTATCGCCGATTTTAAACATGAATGGAGTCACGTCATCCATAAACTTACACTTAGCCCAATCTCTAAATTCTTTGGTCTTTTTACCTACGATACAAAGGAAATCTTTTCCTTCTAATAGGTGAAATGGATTTATTTTTCTAGAAAGCGACATTCCGTCCACTTCCTCTGGATTAACCATTTGGTCGATAAGTTGATCGATCTGGTTTCTAAACTTGAAAACTTTAAGCTGTCCTTCAAGATCTGGTCTTTGCGGATCCTTCTTAACGTAAACGATAGAGTGGTGAGTGTACCACCTGGAGAAACGAGAATCGATGTCTTTAACTAAGTCTGGTTCTTCTTTTCTTAAGGATCTCAAGACTGACTCGATGGTCCAAAGAATTGAAGGATTACCGACGTTTGATGGACAATCGACGATCACCGATTCTTTAGTTAAAGGATTCCAAAACTTAGCAGTGTACTTTGTGTACTTGCTTTTTGCTTTGTCGTGAATGTAAGGTACGAATCTGAAAACTGACTTATAAGAACCGTTGTGTGCGTTCGGATCTGGGTCATAAACATTCTCATCTACTTTTCTACTGTTCGAAGATGCTTTCTGCTTTGAAAAAGTGTCTTCCGGTAAATCAAAGAAATCTGTCATAGTAAAATTTTTTATTTTTTTATTTTATACTATTGTACTTAGTAAAGTTTAATAGTTTCGCTATAGACACAAAAAATGCCTCAAAAAGAGGCATTTCTTACTAAAATAAAGATATTTTAGATTAGGCAGGGTTCTTAGTTGCGTCAACTAATTGCTGACGTAAATTCTTAGCTCCTTCTTGGATTTTTGTCATTTCAGCTTTAACGGCTGGGTGTTTGATCGCTTTTCTGATGTCTTGCATCTTTTTCTTAAGGCGATTACCTGCGCTTCTTACACCTTTTCCATAGTATTTTTGAGCATCTTCTTCAGCTGACTCAATGATCTCAGTGATCGGTGCAAAGATGGTAGACTGTGCAGCTGCGATTTCAGCTTTTAATTTTTCAAAATCATTCATAATAATTTTCTTTTCTTATATTTTACTAAGAAAGAAAGTATGGTTTTAGATTGATTTGATTATTATGTCTGCTTTTGGTGAAAGCTTTACGTCTGGATGGTTTTCTATGGCATGAGTTATCCAAGCACGCATAGTGATTTCAAACTCTTTAGCAGTTATGTAATCGGTCTTAACAAAAGGCTCTAAATATTCAAAGAAAACTTCGTCTAAGAACCTATCTTCTTCTACTGCTCTAGCATACATGCCGTCTACCATGGATTCTATTTCTTCAGGTAAAAGAAAGTAAGCGTTGCTCTTTTTAGCTTTTTTTCTTTCTTCTTGTGAAGAAACTCGAGTGTTAGGATGGTCTCGATTTATTCCTACTTGATCCAAGTGATTAGTTTCGTGTACGAGTATGTCTACTAGTCTATGATAAAGCCTATTATAGCAAGAGGGTTCCTTTTTAGGATTTAGGAGTATGTGAAACTCTATCTTAGGCACCAATGTCTCCTTTTTGTTCATCTTGGTATTAGCGTCTATCATGTAACCTTTTTCCTTGAAATTAAGGTCTTCCCAAGGTAGGTCATTAAAGTGAGAATCTGACTTTGCTTTTGGATTAGTATTACGTTTAACGTTTAATATTAAGTCAAACATGAATGGCTCTGTGAACTCCATTCCTGAGAAAGAGATATAGGCTTCATTATCCATAGTCCTAGATTCTCTTATCTTATCGATGAGGCTACTGGCGACATTCTTGCAAAAAGTAATTTCTTTATCTTCGCTCTCGTTTATGAATTGTATGAACGACATCACTTTCATTTTTTAGTCCTAATAAAGGTGACGTTTATTGCATTGGTAGTAGGTGATCCGTCTTGGGTAAAGACTACTTCCATCACAGCCTCTTTGTTTCCAAAAATATCTGTAGTCACCGCGTTTTTTAACTTTTCAATGAAAGTCAAGTCAGTATCAGAAACATTTTTTTTCTTACCTTTGACTATCTCCATTAGGTTTTTCTGTTTTACCTCTAAGTCAGAATCGGTGTGTTTCTGTTTTTCTCCAGAAGTCACGTTTTTCTTTATCCAATCATTTAGGTCTGGCTCAGTAACGGAATAAGTAGGATATTCTATGACTACGCTTCCGTCTGGGTACTTACGACGACGTATACCAGAATCATCACGGTCTCCAACAAAGGCAAATAAGTATTCCTTAGGTGGTGGAGGTGCAGCGCCAGCAGCGGCTGGATCACCAGGCATGGGCGGTAATGCTTGTTCGACTAAGAACTCTTTGTATTTCTTTAGGTGCTTCATGATTACTTAGCGACGTTTCCGTAATTTTTGAACATGTTTCGGTTGATCATTTTAGGCTTAGCGTCCTCGTATTTTGAGTCGGTCTGGATGCCTATGACTATTCCTTCATTTTTGTCAATTACTTTATATCGAACTGCTCGATACAAGAATTCGTCATCGTCTTTCAACTTATCGAACTCTTTGTCTAATTGCTTTAATATCTCTGGATCTCGATCTTCGAATATAAACTCGCTAAAGCTAGGGATCATGATGGATTGTTTTTTATTATTTATCCATCACAGGCCAAACAATCTACTGTGGCACGAGCAGCTATGTCTCCTCTAAGTACTGATTCTGTTCTCATGTAATAAAGAGTCTTGACTCCCATGTTATATGCCTCTAAGTGTACTTGATTGATGAACTTAGGTTCAGCTTCGATAGGGAAGGCAAGATTTAAGGAAACTGCTTGATCTATGTACTGTTGTCTGATTCCCGCCTGTCTTACTAGTTCTAATTGATTCAACTCTTTGAAAGTAAGGTAAACGTCCTTTAAAGGAACATACGCGTCCTGTTCAACTTCAGTAAGTTTTGACCTTTTTGAAGAAGTTATAGGATTTGAGGTTTCTCCTAGCTTTACCCAATAATTATCTAAGAAGTCTAGGCCTTGTACTGAACCACCATCTGCTAAGATTTGATTCCAAACGTCTGACGTATTGTATCCTATTTTCTCTAAGACTTTTTCTAGGCTTGGGTTTTTACGAATGAATGTTCCTTTTGCGGTCTGTTCAGTAAATACGTTTGCTGCCCAAGGTTCGATTCCAGCAGAAACATTGCCTGCTAATTTTGAATTAGAAACAGTAGGCGCGATTGCTCTTAAGTGAGTGTTTCTCATTCCTGTACCAGAACACCAAAGAGGCTCTCCGATCTCTCTAGCCATGTCTCTAGAAGCTCTTTCGCTTTCTATCTTAAGCTGAGAAAATATCTTTCTGGTCTCGAATTGAGAAACCAAAGAATCAAAAGGAATGTTTTTGTTTTGTAAGTATGTATGCCAGCCTAGGACGCCAAGACCTAATGCTCTACCTTTTTGAGCAGACCTTACTGAGTTTTCAAATCCGCTCATGTATTTTGCACGCTGAATGAATTCTTCGAGGACTCCATCTAAAAACCAAGTAGCTGTGTAAATAAGATCAGTGTCCTTCCATTCTTCGTATCTTGCAAGGTTTAAAGAAGAAAGACAGCAAACGAATGAGTGGTTCTCATCTGTATGTAGGGTGATCTCGCTACAAATGTTTGTCATATAGACCTTAAGTCCGTTTTTCTTGTATGCTTCAGGACTTTGACGATTGATGTTACCTTTATACATGATATAAGGTTCTCCAGTAGACTTTCTCTTTTTAAGAACTGCTGCCCATCGGCGACGGGACTCCTTGTCCCCTTGTTCTAGTTTGGACATAAAATCGTCTGAAACGACAACACATTGGTGAAGGTTTAGACACTGACGATTCACGTCTCCTTTCGGTTCCCTGATCTCTAGCCATTCCCAAAAGTCTCCATGTTCTATATCTATGTTGACTGATGCTGCGCCTCGACGAACTGATCCTTGGTTGGTTGCAAGAACTGCTGAGTCGTAGATCTTACAGAACGGAACAACTCCGTCAGAAGTACCGTTTTGAGAAATGATCGAACCTGCTGGTCGAATCTGGTTTACTCCGATTCCAACGCCGCCTCCGTGTTTTGCAAGAAGCATCATCTCTAGGTTTTTACCGCCGATATCTGCAACAGAATCGGCTACGTCTATTCCAAAACAAGAAATAGGCAGACCACGCTCGGTACCAGTATTTGAAAAAACTGGAGTAGCTAGGTTTAGCCAGCCCTTCCACATGTAATCAAAAAACTTTGAAGCCATTTCTGGTTTCTTTAGTCTTTTTGCAACGGTTGTTGCTACTCGCCAATAAGCATCCTTTGGAGTCTCTCCTTCTAATAAGTAACCTCTTGAAACAGTCTTAACGTAAACTTCTGTATTTGCCCAAACTGGAAAGTGTACTCCTACTTCCCAACCTAATGCTTCACCATGATTCATTTCTTTTTCTTCCATTATCCTCTTTTTTCTTTTATTTTTACTGTTTCTTGATTAACTAAATAGAGAGTCTTCGTCCCAATCTTCGTTTTCTCCTGCCTTTGCATAGTCGGTAGGTCGAATCGCAAAGAAATCGGTATGTGTGTGGCCTCCAGCAAGATGATAGAACCAGTCTAACTCTCTTGACGCAACATCATCGTATTCAAATATGGGTTCGTAACCCAGCTCAACAAGCTTTTCGTTAGCTCTCTTTTTGATGAACTCTTTTAGATCGTTTGATTTTAGGTTCTCTAAGTCTCCCATTTCAAACATCTTGTTGATAAAGTTTAGTTCCATTTCTACCATCAATCTAGCGGCCTCTTCGACTTGTGATCTGACGCTTTCGCTTAGTTCTGGATACTCTTCGCACATGTGTCTAAATAGTTGACATCCCATCTTTGAGTGAAGTGATTCGTCTCTTACTGACCATTTCATCTGTTGGCCGATCCCTTTAAGTCGGTCTCTCATTTGAAAAGAGTAAAGGACGGCAAATGATGAATAGAGGGAAACACCTTCGGCAAATGCGGAAAATATAGCTAAAGATCTTGCCACATCCTTACGGGCATCCGATGACTTCTGAAGGTCCTCATGAGTATAGTCGTTTGTCGTCTCTACCAAAAACTCGAACTTTTCAGCGGTAGAAGGTTCGTGTAAGAAAGCCTTGAAGTCTTCAAGACCTAAGGTCTCATTCAAATAAGAATAAGCAGTTGCATGAATAGTCTCTTGTGAACCGAACATCATTGCCATCTGTCTGATTTCGTGTTTTGGGAACCATTTGGTAACCATGTTTGTCCAGTAATCAGAAACCGCACATTCGGTTTGTGCAAACCCGAGCAAAATGTTTCCGACTAAGTTTTTTTCTGATTCAGTTAATTTTTCGTTCCAGTCCTTAACGTCTCCTTGCATTGAAATCTCGGTGTGTAACCAAAATGCTTGAGCTTGTTTTAACCAGCCTTCTGTGTAATATACTGGATACTCAAAGGGTTTGTACTCTATTCTTTCTTGAAATAATTTCGATGCCATTTTTTTAATTTTTTTAGACAGCGCGGCCTTACTATCAGCCGGGCTAATTGTTAGATTTTTTTATTAGAGTTACTCCTTAGATTGTTTCTTGAATCAGATTCAAGATTATTTATCTGAGTCATCTTGAGGACGTATAGAAGTTTGACAAAATTTATTGGACAAATTCTTCTGTGAACTCAAATTTCAGATTTTTGTTGATTGGATCAACTTTAGAAACCTTAACATAAGGATACTTACTTATGTTTTTCTCTAAGTCTTTTCGTTTTAAAGATACTTCAAAACTTTCCCCATCAACTTCGATGGCAATCGAATTATTTTTAGAATCTACTGTGTAAGAAAAGCTCTTGTTCTCTGTGCGATCCCTTAGCTTTTGCCAAGCAAGCTTTTCGCTGTTTGTATTTTCAGGAGAAAGAGTAAAGACTATCCTAAACTGACCTTTCTTAGAAGTTATGTCCTTAACGTAAACTTCTATCTTATCTCCTGGTTTGAATCCTGTTCTGGCTTTGTCATAGTCGTCAAACTCAGAATTATGGATTAGACCTGTAAAGTATTCGTCAACTTCAACGAAGACTCCAAAATCATATGGCTTACTAGTAACAGTTCCAGTATATGAATGATTGAATTGTAGGTTCTCTATCATCACCGACATGGATTGTGTGATGTACTTTTTGTGAGATAGAATGAATAGATCGTTTGATTGATCGTAGTTGTCCACCATTACGGTTAGGGTCTTACCTAACATGTCGTTAAAGTTGTGGACAACGTTTGCAGCTGCGTGTGAACCTGGAATAAAGCACTCAACCTCCTTGTTGTAAAGGGCTAAGTAACCTCCTTTTATCAATTTGATTATAGTGACATCGAACCATGTATTGTTTGTTTGGTGATCGAATAGCTCGTACTTGTAAGAAACAGCTAATGCTTTTTTCTCTGAACCAAAGTTTTCTCCGTGTGAGTTGGCTTTATACAACATTACATAAAAACTAGGATCAGCACTCTTAACTAATTCTTCAATGTCTGCAGAGTATTCTCTAAAAGGAATGATGATGTTTGCTCCAGAGCTTATCTCTTCTGCATAGATCGTATCGTCCTTATAAGAAACTTGTTTTGCCATTACTCGATAAACGTTTCCGTTTATTAGGTCCTTTGTCAAGAAAGTCTCTCCTTTTTGCCAGTTTCTCATCCTGTCGTAAAGTTCTTGAGCATATGGCTCCTGACAATAAATCTTAACACCGGCTTTCTTGTCTTCGTCTGTTAATTTTATATCAGTATTGTATTTTCCGGCCTTTCTGAACACCTCGGCATCCACTAAAATTCGTTCGTTTGTCATTTTTTATATTTTAAGCTTTATACAATAGTATTTAACTGAAGTTTTAGTTAAAAAATCACTATTGTTCTCTGGTCTCTTTAATTTGTTCTTCCATCAAGGTACACTCAGTCGTCAACATTAAGCCTACAATAGAAACCGCGTTTTCTAAAGCTGACCTAGTAACCTTAGCTGGATCAATGATTCCTGCTTGAAGCAAGTCTACAAAGTTTTGACGCTTAGCATCGTATCCATAAGATGAGTTGACTGCAGGCTCTTTAGTATCAGAAATAAGCTTGTTTTTTATCAACTCTGGAGAAATTCCAGCGTTTGAAAGGATTGTTGCAAAAGGTGACTCACATGCTTGGATCAAGATCTTTGCTCCAAACAATTCGTCCTCGTTTTCAAAGTTAAGGATGTCTTTACTTAATGCTTTTTCTAAATCAGAACTAGCATAAAGAAGAGAAGTACCTCCACCTGGTAGGATTCCTTCCTCAATTGCAGAACGAGTTGCGCTTAATGCGTCATCCAGTCTGTCTTTTTTCTCCTTGTGTTCTATTTCACTGTAGGATCCGATCTTTAATACGGCAACTCCTCCAGAGATCTTAGCAAGTCTCTCTCTTAGGACTAGCTTTTCAGACTCGTTATCAGAATACTCGATCTGTGACTCTACTTCTTTTACTCTGGCTTCAATATTAGTAGAGTCGCCTTTACCGTTAACTAGAGTAGTTGAATTTGCAGTGACTGTTGCCTTTTCACAAGAACCTAAAAGCTCACCTACCATGCTAGGATTAACATTTGCAAGGTCTTGACCTGCATCTTCAGAAAGATATGTTGCACCAAGTATAGTAGCGATATCTTTTAGTTGATCTCTCTTGTTTTCTCCAAAACCAGGAGCTCGCACTGCAGCTGCTTCAAGAACACCATTGATACGGTTTAGGATTAGAGCCTGTAAAGCGTCTCCTTCTAACGAATCAGCAATGATTAGTAACTGACCCTTTCTGGCAGACACCCAGTCTAAGATGTTAACTAGTCCCTTTAGATTTTTAATCTTACCGTCGTAAACTAAAACGAATGGGTTGTTGAATTGAACTTCCAGTTTGGTGCTATGGTTTACAAAATAAGGCGACATATAACCGCTAGCAAACTGCATACCTTCAACTAGTTCCATGTAAGTTTCGTGAGTCTTGCTGTCTTCGACAGTTACTACTCCGTCGAAACCTACGGCTTCCATAGCGTCGGCAATGATGTTACCGATGGTCGAATCACCGTTTGCAGAGATAGTAGCAACGTTTCTGATCTGTTCAACGTTATCTACTTTGACTGCCATTTCTAGAAGTTTTTCTTTGATATAGTCGGCGGCCTTATCGATTCCTCTTTTTAAGTCCATTGGGTCGTAACCGGTCTCGATAAGCTTGATACCGTTATTTAAGATAGCCTGCGAAAGAACTGTTGCAGTAGTTGTCCCGTCTCCTGCTTCGTAAGCAACGTTTGAAGCGACTTGTTTTACCATCTGTGCTCCAAGGTTTTCGATAGGATCCTTTAGGAAAACTTCTCTAGCCACGCTCACACCGTCTTTGGTGATTGCATACTGGCCTTTTCTACCAAGGACTACGTTTCTTCCTTTTGGTCCAAGCGTTACTTTTACTGAATTTGCCAGCGCATCTACTCCTCTCTTAAGAGCGAGTCTTGATTCTGAACCGAATTTAATTTCTCTAGGGTTGTTACTCATAATTTGTTGTTATTTTTTTGCAAAAAGTCGTATAGTCTATCTCTTAAATCTACTATCTTATGCAGCTCAGGTTTTGAGTTTGGGCCAATCCAAACCAAAAATGCTCCAGCTGTTTCAAAGCCAGCTTCCTCCTGAAGAATCAAACGATAAAGACTTAATTGAATAGAATAGCCATTTAAGGAGTTGTCCCAAAGGTCCTCAAATGGATAAAGTAATTTTTGTTTTCGACCTTCTGAATTGTCGTCGGTCGTGAATTTTTTGTTTGTCTTCCAATCGCCAACATAATAGTTTGAATTGAGCTTAAAGAGCTCATCCATGGTTCCAGCAATTCCCCATTTTCTAGAGAATACTCTGAACTCTTGCTTGACTGGAATGAATTTATGAAGTTTTTCCCGATGTAACTCTTCAAATTTATTTACCCTATCTAATAGAATAGGATCTTCAGGATATTCGGGATTCTCGCCGTTGTAATAGTCTTCAATCCACTTGTGTGTCTTGGTACCTAGGTCTAAAGCGGTGTCGCTTATCGCCTTCCATTCGTTTAATACTGATATGTAAGAAACTCCTCGACGCTTGGCGACTTGCCTAGCAATCATCTCGGATTCAAACTTGGTTTTGAATTGAGACAAAAAACCGGTAACAGACGTAAATGTCTGCACCGGTCTTAGGGTTGAGGGATCAAGATATGAGTATGTATGTAACTCTTCGTTAAATACGAAATTAGGATCCGAGAAATATTCTAGCTTTGATTCCAATAGTAATTATGCTTGATAGGCATAATCTTCTACTATGGAAAGTCCAGAAAGTTTTAATAAAATGTTAGTTGTCGTCATTACATCACGCTCACAGTATTTGGTGATCCTTTCGATTTCGCCGTTCCAAAAGTAATGATTGACTTCAGAACCTTGGATATCCTCTTTTGGAGAGTCCAAACCGATTGATGTTGCAAGAAGGTCTAACGAAGTAAATCCTTCTTGCCAAGCTCCAAAGCTCCAGACCTCAGACGTATCGATGAATGGCATTTCCCAAGGTTTTAGATTGTGTACTAAAAGACCTTTAGGTAAAGAGTAGTCATTGATCAAGAGTCTTTTACACATCATCGGCACGTCGAATCTTTTGATGTTATGACCAATAAACTTGAGATTAAAGAACTTTTCAAACACCTTGTGAATTCCATCAAGAACTTCCTTTTCAGAATCGCTAGCATAGCTTTTCATTATTAAAGAAGGACCATCTTCTGTCCAAGTGATTCGTGCAAAGGATGCACAAACGATTCTGGCAAATTCGGGAGTAAGGGCAGCCTTCTCTACGTAAAGCTGTTCGTCTGTCATTTCTCGGTTTTCCTCAAACCTAGATCTTAGGTATTCGCAACGCTTTGTCCAAAGCTCAGCTTTCTTTGGGTTGGCTTCTGCAAGCCTATCAAGCGAGTAGTATTCAGCAGCAGTCTCAAGATCAAAAAAGACTGATTTGGTTAGTTCGGATTGACTGTACATTTTTCTTTGTTTTTTTATACTAGATCTAAATTTTCAGTTTTCTCAAAAGCAAAAGGAATCGGTTCAGCTAGCAGCTCGGTGCTTTTACGATAACGTAGGATAGAAAGGTCTTTAGCTTTTGACTCGACCTCGACATCGACTGTTAAGTCATAGCTTGGAATTATTTCGTAGACGTAATCGGCGTGTGAACGATTGATTACTGAAGAATCTTCGTAGAGGGCCTTTGAGCTTGAGTAGTGTTGTAGCGGAGTGAATCCATGCCAAGTAGAAGCAGCAAGGTGAGCAGCATCTCTTGCTGAAAGCCCACCGGTACAGAAACGGTGATGTAGGTGATCGAACGTGATTGGGCAGCCGACTACTTTATAGACACCGTCATAAAGGTCCTTGACTGAGTATTGGCTTGCTTTGTCATCGTTTTCCACAACTAGACGTGCTTGCGTGTGGGGGGCCAAACGCTTGAAGTTTTCACAGAACCTAGTGAGAGCCGACTCCTTGTCACCATAAGAACCGCCGATGTGAATGTTGATAGGAGAACGATAGTCTTTAGGTAGACCCATTAGGTTCATGATGTTTGAGTGCTGGTCTAGGTCCCAAATAGTCTTTTCGACTATGCTGTCGCTTGGGGAGGCAAGAACATCGAACTGACCCGGATGAAAGGATATTCGCATGTCGTTTTGGGAAACGAATTGACCTACCTTGGTGGCAACGGCAGCGATCTCATAAAAGTCTGGAAGGTCGGTGATATTGTACTCGCTCATCCAAGGAAAGATGTCAGAAGACATGCGATACACCTTGATGTCGTTTTGTCGATTCCACTCTAAGATCTTTAGAAGGTCTTGCAGGTTGGCCAGTGCAAGCTGGCTTGCGTAGGCAATACCCTTTTCCTGCCAGGTCTTTTTTATCATTCCTCGATTGATTGTTATTCCCTCGTCCTTGAGGGAAAGATTTATACAGCAATAGCCTAGTCTCATACTCATGTTGCTATAATACTAAGAATTGGGGGAAATTAAAATTTGTGTGCCTTGCGTGCGCGAGTACTACTAAAGTATATCTATAGTAATAAAATAAAGTAAGCTATTAGAGTACTATTTACTATTATAGTACTACTAGAGTATACCCGCCCGCCAACCCATTATACTGGGAAAAAGCTCAAAGGTTTTAGATAAATATAGTTTAGGTAGAAAACTTTTCCAAAAAGACTTAGTACAAGAACTTATCTAAAAAACATCAGTAGATGAATGACTATTGTCAGCATTGACTTTTCCATACTTTACCCAGGAATCTGCATAGTCAAAGACTTTAAGGATTTTAAGTGGTCTTCAATAGTCAACACTAAAATCACAAAAAAGGAAAGGGAAAACCTAGATGCCTTAACCAAGCTTTATCCAAACCTCTCAATAGGCTACACGAGTAGTAAAAGAAAAACAGAAGAGGAGTATCACATGACAGAAAGGACTAAGCTAATCAATTATCAAGAGCTAATAGATCTTATCATAAAGGAGATCCTAGACAAGACCGACGACGATAACATAATCTGTGCGATCGAAGGAATCTCGTATGGTTCTAAGGGGAATGCGTTAGTAGACATATCGCAGTCTACTGGAATACTTAAGATTAAGCTGATAGAAGAGGTGTTAAACAACCAGCACGACAGGCTGTTTGTTTTTAGTCCAAGCGAGCTAAAGAATGCAATAGGAGCTAAAGGTAACGCTGGCAAGCTAGACATCTTTAAAAAATTCAAAGAAGATCCAGTAATCGAAGCAGTAAAGGAGTCAGACCTCTTTAAGGCAGTCAATTCTCAAAAATGGATCCAAAATGGAGAAAAGATAGTTTCTCCGATCATAGACATGGTAGATTCCTACTTAGGGGTTGCAAAAATCTACAACTTATCAAAATAATCCATAAAAATGGCTAGAAAAAAGAAGGGCGACGCTCACTACATCAACAACAAAGAGTTTACTCAAAGCATCATCGATTGTAAACAGACAGGAGAGCTTTCCGAATACACGATCTCGTGTTTTATGAGCCTGGCAAACAGGGCAGTCGACCGTCTTTACTTTAGGGATTATCGTGATCGTGAAGACTGTATCCAATCAGCAATAATCGACTGTCTAAAGTATTGGAAGAGCTTTGACGAGACAAAAAGCGCAAATCCAAACGCCTTTTCATACTTTACACAGATCTGTAAGAACGGTTATGCTAAGGAATGGAAAAAGATTCACAAAAAGACCGGTCTAGACCCAAGCGAAAAGCTTGAATTCATCTCTTTAAACACTCACGGCGAAAATTCAGTCTATAGCATCTAGCTTTTAGGTCTGAATAAATAATCTAGAGAAAATAAGAGATGATAGTCCAAAACCTGCAGTTTTTTGATAAGTTTGGGGAGAACCTAAACCTAGAGTTCGATAATGAGCTCTCAGCGTGGGTTGGGACCATCTATTTCGAACCAATCTCAGCCAGCGTCTTTGAAAACGAAAATATATTCATCCTGGAAAAAGTTGGAGCTAATTATAAGTTCCCAACGCTAAGCTCGGGTGAGTCTTTTACCTTTTCTTGGGAAACTGCCGAAAACTCTTCACAGTTTTTCATATATGAGGTGATTCAAGACCTAGAAGTCAACGAAAACTTCATAAACAAGGTAGACACTAAGACTATTTCTCACTCAGACTTTAACACAGGGTCAAACTCTCCACTGGATTATAAGTTTCCAATGCAGGTTAACATTGCGTTTAACCCAGACGACGAGAAGCGCTACAAGCGCACCCTACTGATCAAACACGACTCCACACTGATTGCAAAGATCGGCTTTTATGGAGAAGGAGAGGTCGAAGAGGACAGGTTTAGGATCTGGTTGGAAAACTTTGGGATAAAATTCCTAAGGGAGGACGCAAACATCCTAAAGGACTATGATATCAAGGAAGCCAACCCTAACTTGGAGTCCCTAAACCAGATTCGTAAGGAATTGCTGGTAAATAGGGAAGAAATCTACCCATACGTCGGTACATATAAAGGATTAGTCAACTTTGTCAACATCTTGGGCTACAAGGACGTCCTTAGAGTAAAAGAATATTGGCAAAACGTTAATACTAATTCATCCTACTTCAATAAGCTCAACCTGGTGGATATCACCGATTACTTGGACGATGGAAAGATCGATACGCTAGACCTTGTCGACGCTGGTAAGTCGCTAAAAAGTGGAAGACAGTTCAAAAAGACAGAGTTCTTAGCCCTAGTCTATGAATTTATCCAAGAGACTGGTGAGTTTGATGACGATGGGGTTCCCCTAACGCAAGAAACGACTGAATTTACCGTAAACGAGATATTTTACAAGCTGGACAAACTCAGTCGTAAGCTAAAGAACGAGTTTTTACCGATAAACGTAAAGATAAAGGACATAATCGGTGAGTTTCTCTATTTTCAAAAGATCACCATAAACTATTGGACTGATTCTACCATAATTTTTGATTACCAGTTAAACGAGGCAGTCAAAGTATTAAGCTACCCAGATCTAAAGAGATCAAATTTGCTGGTTCGTGACCTTTCTCCTCTCTATCGTAAGCGCCAGGACTCTGGAATAGACTTTGGAGTGGTAAGACTCAACGAATCTAGCCAAGACCCATACGAAAACGGTCAAAGGTGGACAAAAGATCAGATTCCAGGCATAGTTGACTATATAGAAAGCTTTTACGATGAGATCAGGGACCAACGTTTTCCCGATCTTAACGCTCGATTGAGCTGGGAATATGGCGACGATCCTCAAAAACCAATCGGGGCGCCAATAGTCCTTTCCCTAGACCTTGCAAAGCTAACTGTCTTTGACTTAAAGGGAGTAAAGCTAGAAGACTTGGACGCGATTGCTCCAGGACTAGATCCATATTGGACCTTTGAGAACATCGATTATCGAAACTATTATGAGATAAACTGGAAGATCACAAAAGCCTCCCCTAATCCATACAATTTTGAGTATAGAGGGCGTCTCGTAGACATAAACACCCTTCCTCACTTCTTACCCTCACCTGGAGAGTATAGAATGACTGCTGAGCTCTATGATTTTTGTGGAAACATCAGCGTCTTTTCAAAGCTAATCACCGTAACTGAAAGGCTTAAACCTGAGATAATAGGTCTCACTAGGCTTGAGGACAAGTTCGACTATAGAATAGGCAATCTTGCCAACATCCAGCTCCAGGACTTTGGAGCAAATCCTCTTTATTTTCCAAGAGTAAACCTTCTTGACTTTGAGGGAATATCCACCCAAGTAAACATCTATAAAAACCTGATGGAATGGGCAGCCTTTTACAAGAATCGATATGGAATGGGCCAAAACCTATATGATGTTGAGATCTACGACGAGGACACAGATACTTATGTTCCTTATTCAGATCCAGCACAAACTCACCCTAGAAAAAGGGATTGGGGATTAGGCGAAGGCGACACACCAATCAAGTTCAAAGACCTTAGAGACATGCAGCTTAAGAGTCTTTACTGGATGAGGCTCAGCGACCTAGTCTATCTAGACGATTTTAGTGCAGGTTTCTACGTATCAAAACCTGCTCCAGGCAAGATAATTAGAATGTCTCTTTTTTCAGATTATGTCATACCTCAATATCAAAACCTGACTCAGCTTGCACAGATACTTAACGATAGCGACCACCCAGGAATAAGGCTTTTCAATTATTCAGTAATAGGTCAAGCGATTCACGCTAGGGCAGAATACCTAAGCAGGGAAATGTATCACATACTATTTTCTCCAGGTACAGGAAGCCCAAATCTCAGTCCAAATCTAAGTCCTTCTCCAGGGCTAGCTAGCGCCGGTCTAGATGAATACACGTTCTTTTTACCCAAAAAGGTACACTCAAAACGTACAGTCGATTTCTTAAAGTCAGTCTCGCCAGTTTTTGATGAAGAGACTCTCTTTTTATTAGCTAAGACCAGCGATCTTCTCAACGGTAGCGTCCAAGACCCTCAGTTTTGGGTAGAAGAAAAGTATTGGAAGTTTGAAAACGACAAGCAAAGAGGACACTTACCTACGGCTATCGATCAAAACGCCTTTAATTTTACTAGTGTAAAGATATTTAAGGACTCTTTTGCCATCCCAGAAAACGGAATAGTCTTCTTTGTGATAAACAATATCGACGCTAAAAACGATTTTATTTGGACGCTGAGAGACGAGCCAAATAACGAGACGATAATCACAGTACGATCAGTTCCTTTCTTTGTTTGGAAGTTCAAAGACATCGGTACTTATACTTTATCAGTAGATGTTATCGATTCAAACAAAACGATTTATCAAAACTCAGTAAAAAATCTAGTAAGGGTTTTAGACAAGACGGATTATGTGTCCCATACTGAGACTCGATTGAATCAACGAAAAAACAAGTTAATGAATAACTGATCTAAGATTTAATAAATAACTAAAAATAATAAAAAACAATGGCGTTTACACCAGTTTCTTTACCGATTCAAGAAATACTTTTAAGTGATTTTGTTACTGACATTGCAAGCATAAGTAACACCAATGACTTGCTCCTAAAGGACAAACTAGAAGACTTGATCAACATATTTGAGATGGACCTAAATACTATCTCAATCGGGACAGACAATCCCATTAATTACGTAAAGGCCGGCACGGTCATTGCTCAAGGAACAGGCTTCGTGTTTCAAACGAATGCACCAGTTCAAGTGATCTCAAAGATCGAGAAAAACGTAAGTAACGAATCAGTCTTTACTATCGACCGAATCAATGCAAACCTTTCAATCGATTCTGACGAGTTTACTGCAAACGACCTTACTGTAAACACCACATTAGTTTCTGATGGAGCTGCAACCTTCAACTCGAGCATTACATCAAACGGTCAGTTTATTGAGTCTAAGGAAACAGTCATCTTAGACTTAACTAAGACCAGTGCAACTGAGGCTTCTGCTAGACTTACTTTGACTAGCTCATCTAGAAAAAACATCTTCGTTACCCTTAAGGCAACTACTGCACCTACTCTTAATCCAGTATACGATGGAAGTTCTGCAATAACTGCAGGTATCATTGTTCTTTCTCTTTATGTCGACTTTGATTCAGCAAATCCACCAGCTCCTAACTCTAGTTTTAACATTTACGTAGTTGACGTTACTGAGCAGTTTTCTTCCACTACCATAATCCCGGCAGTGACTTCCGGCGGTATTCCTTTCGTAATTGAGGGAGGAACGAACCTGAATGCAACACCGACTGCTCCTATTATTTTACACGACAACATAAGTCAGGTAGGTACAAATCCTTCAAGTACAGTAGTCGGTAATAATCAGCTTACGCAGTACGGACAAAACGCATCTTTATTATACATAGTCGATCAAAACTCCGACGACCGCTTAGTCATTACTGGCCTAGTTGGAATGGAGTTCTTCTAACAAAAAATTATTAAGCTAAATGGCAGTAACTCCTTTAATAAAGCCAGTACAAGACAAGAAGGGTATATTCTACAGCTTTCAAAGCGCTTTAGAAGACATTAACATAACTCTAAGTAACAGCGAAAATGCTGTTAGGTTCTCGAAGTTTGCTCTATTGAGGATACCTGAAATAGGTGACCCAAACACTTTACTGACCGATAATAAGATTCAGTTTCTTGCTCCGGGTGAGACTCCATTAAACGAAGGCCTAAATCCAGACAACAATGTCAACCTAGCTGAAAGCTTTCAAAACTATGCCTTAAACTTTGAGGCATTACTTTTAAGTAGAAGCCAGTACAAAAAGAACGAAAAACTAACTGTTTCTGAAAGAGTATTCTTCAAGTGGTTAAAGGAGCTTGGAGCAGTTCGTTTTCAAGATGCTAACGCTCTAGAAAAAAACGTGAACCTTCTAGGAACCGAAAAGAGATTCGTAGAAAAGACCGAAGTAAACTCCACTTACAATCGAGTGGTAAAGTATGTCGGTGATATCGACGTAGTCAACTCGCTAAAGTCTAACCAAAATTCATATACTGAGGTTTACATACACGTCCCAACCAATGTTGGAACGACGCCATACGTTTTATTCAAATCAGTTACCGACGACAATTACTTTCCAAACATGACAGTTGCTAATCTAGGGGCAGACCCTCTAGACATAGAGTATCTTTCTGGAAGAAAATACAACGAGACTCATCCATTTGGTCTTTCTCTTAAGGCGTTTTACGACCTTGACGATCAAAGCGTGCTTACTGAAATAAAGGACAGTATTGGTGATCCTTATGTTACTGGAAACTGGTTTACACAAACGGTTAACAACGCATACTATACCGACAAT